ATTAATCAAATCACATCGTGTGAACACGACACACACATTACAGAAACTGATCACCGTTTTCACAGTCAACAACTTCCACAAAATTCCTAAGTGTCGATCCCCAAACTCGCTCATTACGACGAAGAACAGATAGTTGAGTAAGCTCATCTATTTCTTGCATAACGGCAGAGGGACACATATAAAAGCAGAGAACGTCTAAAAATGAACTTTCATCTGCAGTCATTGCATCACTAGCAATCATCCCACAATAATTTTTAAGTGCGGACGACCAGAGAGAACGTGCTTGGACTGGTTGTAAAGCAGGTACCTGAGAAGGACGAATAGTTAGTTTTGATTTTTTACCCTGTTTTAATAGGATAAGCTCTCTAGCTATTTGAACTTCCTTATTGGAAGGGCCACATTTGTGACCTCTCGAAGTATAAAGGTATTTTCGAACACAAAGTTCTACATAACCATCCTCCGGCCATTCACGAGAATACAACGGCTCCAACCCCACTCCACCTAACCCTTCCGGTATATACCACGGAATGTTATGAACGGACTCAAGTATTTCTTTATTTTTTTCAAGAAAATACTCATGAGCGAACATCACAAGATGAGGAGGACAAGACTTAATTAATTGTCTATGTCTCGCCCCTAGTGTAGAATTACTAAGTTCTTTTCCAAACTCCTTTACAGGAGAGAAGATATCGAACTTGGAGACTTTACCACCGCTACGTTTATTTCCCACAATAAGCCCAAAATTTAAATAGGGTATATGAGTAAAATATTCTTCACGGTAAATGTAACAAGTCGAATTCATATTAGCCATTTCTGTATGTTTATAAGTCTTTCCCTGTGAGGGGAGTAGACCAACAGAGCCTGCCATATTTTTCCATATGTCCAAATAATCTCCTTTAGCACACACTAATCCATCGTCACCATTTACTAACATAGGTACTGAACGAAAGAACAGTTTCTTATTATCACAAATCTGTAAAGATTCAATCATAATAATACCATTCGCAACGTTCAACACAATAAATGAAACAATAGAACCCATCAACTGTCCCCATTTCTGTTCTACTCCATCAATTTTATGACCCGTAAGGGCTTTATGAAATAGAACTCTAATGTTTGG